ACTCAGCAAAGAGATCCGTGAGAAAAACGAAGATCGTATCAACTCAACCAGCAGCAGTGCAATATCTGTATTGCAAGACTTATTGAGGTCAGAGCAAGATAGCGTCAGGCTTAATACAGCAAAGCTCATTTTAGAGTTAGGTAATTACAGCTCACAAAACATTAACTTGAATGTCGATAAAACATCAGAGAAATCTGACGCTGAGTTGATTGCAGAGTTAAAAGTTTTAATGGCTAATATGCCGAGCCTGAAACAGAAGATTGACTTACCCGAAACAGAAGAGATAACACCTAAAGAAGATGTCGAGCAAGAAACAGTTAAGCATTAAATTAGGCTTAACTGATCTGCGCCTTTCTCTTTACGGCTATATCTAAAATCAACTAGCTTGTAAGGTTTTGCTTTTGCAAACTTTGACCTTATAGCTTTGTTGGGATTATTTTTAAGGGCATAGTCTATGGATTTATTATCTACCTCAAGAACAATCTTGCCCTCGTGTTCGATCTGCAACCCACCTTTTTGCATGGCTTTAACGCAGTCATAGTCTCGAACAGACAACAACCCATTATAATATTTATTTACTTTTACTTTGTGCATTTTGTCTTACCTCATATAGTTTTGTTTCATAGATCTTTCTAATTTCTTCTGTCAGCATTGGGTATTTTTTTGCATACATTACGCCTTGCGTCTTACCCCAATCTTTTAACTCTTCTTCAGTTTCCAAATTGATAAATTGCTCCACAATACTTTCTATTTTCTTTTCTTTATACCAGTTGAGCATGTGTTTACTTGCGCCTTCAGGACAACCAAATCTTTCATCGTTCATGTATCACCTATTTTATTAAACTCATTTGTTTTTCTTCCTCGACTTCATTACCCCATTGGTCTGCCATAGCTTCAGCTATGCCTGTGTAAAATTTACTTCTTTGTTTACCTTTCCCAGAGCCAAGCCAATGTATTCTTGTCCTAACTGCGATTGGTAATTTCATCATTTCTTCTTTTACATTGTTTGTTTCTTTAAGTTTGGGTAGATTTTTAAGCCATAAACAAGTTCTTTTCTGTTCTGTATGTCCAAACTGATAAGGATTAATTGTTTGATCTGGTTTTCTAATTTTAGTAGAGATAACACTTACAGGATTTTCTAAAGCTATTTTATTAATAGGTGCATCTAATAATTTTCTAACAAAATCCAAAGCATCTATTTGTAAAGACCAATCTTTTTTCCCCTCAGTAAACCACCTAGCCCCACTAACAGAAAGATGAGTGCATGGTGGGTGAGCAATCATCATATCCCAATCATCATAAAGCACATCAAAGATATCACCTTGATAATGCTTACCCTCAGATTCTGTTGGAAGAATGTCGCAAGACATAGCATCATGCCCTTTTCTAGTGAAAGCATCTCTTACAATTCCAGAATATTCACAAGCTATTAATATTTTCATGTATCACCTATTTTAAATATTACAAACTTCACAAGAACCTTGATCTTCTTCATACATTTCGTACTTTACACCCAACTCTTTTTCTAAATTTTTAATAAACTTTAACTGATGTTTGCCAAACTCAGTATTAAATTCTTCTGTTTGTTTTTTCTTGCTGGCTAGTAAGCATGGATAACAACCTACTCTATTACAACCCTCGTCATACAATGAATTATGCTTCCACCCAAACTTTCTTATGTGTTCAAAACAGTCCGAAGAATCCCAATCCATTACAGGAAATCTTAGTGATACATTTTTAGTCAAAGTTTTGGGAAACCAAGAAAATACATCTGCGTAATCATGTATTTCGTTTGAATCAAGATCACCATATTTTTTCTTTCTTTGGTGTGATTCATCTGATCTTATACCCAACCACATTTGCCCCTTTCTATCGTCATAAAAACCATTATCTTTAAACCATCGTTTTGTAGCAGTTTCTTTATATCTTGCAGTACAAAACCTATAAATCCTATCGGGGAACTTTTTGTTTCTTTTGATGAGATCAGGCATGGTCGGAGCTTCTTGGTAATTAGTAAATTGCACTTCGATACCTGATTTTTCTTGCATGTAGTCTAAATACTCGTATGTTTTTGGGTGATCCCAACCTGTGTTGTAATGCAAGGCTATAATTTGTTTTTTATCGAAATGTTGCAAAGCAAGGATAAATGTTGCTGTGCTATCTTTACCACCTGAAACAGGTACTATAATTTGTCTGTCTGTAGGAATATGCACAAATAATTTTTCTGCAAAGTCAAATTTCATCTGAGTCATACATCACCTATCTTGGAAAGTGCAGATATTTCGATCTGATTGATTTTCTCTATAATCTGATTGTATTGTTTTTTGTATTTTAAAAAGACTTTTTTGCTTATCTTCATCATGTGAGACCTCACTTGATCGTCATAGACGAACATGCCTTTATTACAATGCACACAATCCTCAATACTTGATGTAGTTTTTATTACCCCAGTGCCATTACAAACAAAACATCTTTCAACTACAGATTCGACTATAGCTGTGTTGAGAAACTTTCTGATGAGGCCTTGTTCTTTTGGCATTTCTTTTTTGAGGAAAATCTCGCAAGTCTCGTCAAATAACTCGTCAAATAGAGATGATCTCGAACTGTTATCGTCAATGTATTTCATAAGCAATAGGTTGTATTCTTTGCGATTGAGGTTGCTTGTACCGAGTATGTGATTGATATCTTCTGCTGTAGTCCTATTGTGATGATTCTCACGAAGCTCAAAGCTACTAGACTTTGGTAAGATTAAGGATAATAAATCAACTTTCAATCTGAAACCTCATCATAGTATTTGAGCAAAGATTCTTGAGATCCAAACCTTTCTTCAAATCTCTTGGTATTATGGTGTACTCCGTCTTGTCCTCTGTGATGTCGAGGACAAAGCCCAACAAAGTTTTGACTGCGCAATCCCATTCCTGCTCCTGTCAAATGATGTATCTCACATTCACTATAACAGTTATAAAAGACTTTGCACACTATACAACCTTTCTCAGCTACTCTTTTGTAAGCCTCTCTCATGGCCTTATTTGGCTTTTTTTTCATTATCTGTGGTTTGATCTATTAATTTATCTAAGTACCATTTAGCTTTGTTTAAGTCCTCTAGGGGTTTACCCTTAGATTTATACCTTGTTATGTATTTGACAATATTGCCCTCAAGCCAATTCATATCTTGTGAGATAATAAAATCTGTTACCTGGACACCGCCTTTTTGATAGTAAGAGGGGTTGATGTTGTCTTTTTTACTCACTTACTGTAACCCTCATATAGCTTTCTCTCAAGATTTGCACTACTGTTGCTAGACCTCCAAATATTAACCTCAAGCTCAAATATCTTGAGTTGCCACCTTAATTCTTGTTGTCTGCCTTTCAGATCGGCTATCTCGTGAGCATATTTGACTATTTTTGGCTCTATTCTGCTTTTGGCCTCCCTATCCTTGATTGTGCCTGTTTCTTCCAAAAATACCCTAGATTCTTCCTGTTTTTTAAGTTCAATCTTTTCTTCTAGTTCTTTGGTAACTCGATTGAGTTCTTTGGCACAATCTCGCATAGAGATAATATTCTTTTCAATCTCTACCTCAGATAACGATACTCTTGCTAATTCAGTCATATTGATCTGTCCTCCACCCATTTGCGGGTAAATTCATCAAACTCTTTTTCTGAGTATATTTTATCCCCTAACCCCTCGCTTCTTCTCTTTTTGTTCTCTTCTACCATGTGTTTTTGCCAATCTGAGAGTATATTTTCTGCATTGGTTTCTACGAAATTTGTGTAATAACCCATTTTATTTTGTCCTCGCTATTTATTTTTTATAAATAATATGGTATTTATAAGGTTTTTCTTTTACTACTATAATTTATAGTAGTTTTCTTTGCCTTTGTTTTGTTTTTGTTTCCCTCTTCTTTACTTATAGAAATTCTATAAGGGGAGCTTACCTTCTTCTCCCAAAAAGAAGAAGTAAGCTCATTATAGGCATATCTTAGACCAATAATAAAGAATAATTTCTGTATACTAAAGAATAATTTCATGATATATTGATACTTCAATATGAACAATATGAGGTAAAATATGAATGATACAAAGAAAATAGCCAATAAAACGGCTGTTAAGAAAACCAAGAAAACTTCTGTAAAGAAGAAATCCAAGTCTTTAATAGAAAAAATATACGAGATACAAAGAGATATTGGAAGTATAGAAAAGAAAGACGGGGGAGGTGTTCCCTATAAGGTAATTGCTTACAACGATGTAAACAAAGAGGTTAGAGAGCAAATGACTAAACAAAGAATTTGCATGATCCCAAGCACAAGCGCACATACTAGAAATGGTAACTTTACTGAGGTTGATGTAGGCATAACCTTAATAAATCTTGATAACCTGGATGATAAATTAAGCATTGAGGGTTTCAAAGGTTACGGAGTAGATCAATCTGATAAAGGTATAGGCAAGGCATATTCTTATGGCTATAAATACTTGTTTATGAAACTTTTTAACATGAATATTGGCAAGGATGAGGAAAGCGAGGATAAAGATACCAAGCGCAAAGAGCCAAAAGAAAAACAAGATGATTCTGCACAAGAATTAGATGACACAACAAACGATTTCTCATGATAGGTAAATACTACAACATGACAGCTAGTCAGTTTGTTGAATACTTGGGTTTTTCTAAATATGTTGCTGGTAGAGGTAACAAAGCTAAGAAGAACACCAAATTAGGTTGGGATATAAATGGCGATAGACCAGCGATCAGTTCTTTTGTGCAAGAATATGCCGATTTTGGCATTGAACATGAAAAACACGCCCTTAAATTTTACGCAGATCACA